CACAGGCAATACAATCCACATCCTCTAAATTGATTCGTGGAACTTTAATATTAACATTCTCTACGTTTCTTGCTGCGTTAGACCTAAAATAATATAGTGATTTTAGTTTGTGCATTCCATACCAATGGACATCACTAACATATTGCATATATTCATCGTGTATCTCTTGAGGTTCTGTAGTTTTAGGTAGTGTAAAAAATAAATTTACACTTTGACTTTGGCAAATAAACTCTTGTCGCATATGGGCATGTTCAATAATCCATATTTGATTAATCTCTGTTGCAGTTTTAAATATTTCTTTTTCTTTATCATCAAGGATATCCAAGTGCTGAACAGAACCATCGTTAGCTGATATGTCTTTCCAAATTTCTTTTAGCTTCTTACCTTTCAAACCTTTAGACTTTAAAAGCTTTTCTAAGAATTGATTCTTAACTTGGTAAGTACCTGACAAAGTTTTGTGCGTGTATGCGTTAGCCCTATAAGGCTCAATACTAGGGGAAGTGCCACTACAAATAATACTGGAACTAGCGTTAGGAGCAACAGCAAGTAGATTAGCATTTCTGTACCCCGAACCAAGTATATCAGGAGCTTCACCCCTTTCTTCAGCCAAGAACTCAGAAGCTTCCAAAGACTTTTCTTTAATATATGAAAATGCTTTATGATTAAATCCGGTTGCGAATATACCTTCAAAAGGTATTCCTTTAGATTGAAGATAAGCGTGGAAGCCCATTGCCCCCAAGCCGAGAGACCTTTCTCGATATGCTGAGTATGCAGATTTAGCATAGCCCTCTTTATCCTCTTTAATATAATTTGAAAATCGTTTGAAATTAGCACTATACCCTCCTAACTGTGACGTATCAATTGCGTTATCAATATAATGTTGTAAGACATTATCTAACATAGTTATTAAATCATTAATAAATAATTCATCTTTGGACCATTTATCAAAATGTTCTAGGTTGACACTCGACAAACAACAAACAGCAGTTCTCTCCTCGTTGGTAGGTAGCGTAATTTCAGAGCATAGATTGCTTTGTTTAATTTCTAAACCTAAAGCTTTTTGTTCTTCAGGTAAAGCCTTATTACAGGTATCGATATTAACCAGATAAGGTTCTCCTGTCTCAGCTCGTGCATTTATTATTTGCCACCACAACTCTCTTGCATTAACAATCTTAATAGCTTCTTGAGTTTTAGGGTCAATTAATCTCCAATCTTCATCGTTCTGGACAGCTTCTAAATACTCATTAGTTAATGTGATTCCGTTATGTAAATTTAAACACTTCCTATTTATATCACCGCCTGATTCTTTTCGCATGTTTATAAACTCTTCAATTTCTGGATGGTTTATATTCATGTAAGCTGCGTAGCTTCCCCGTCTTGTAGTGCCTTGATTAAAGGCTAACATCTGAGAATCTACAACGTGCATGAAAGGAATTGATCCAGTAGAACGAGAGCCATGAGCAGTAGATATACCATTACTCCTAACATCTCCCCAATATCCACCAATGCCTCCACCTGAACTTGCCAACCATATGTTCTCGTCATAATGAGAAGAAAGCCCACCCCTACTATCAGGAACATAATTAAGAAAGCAACTGATAGGAAGCCCACGAGTAGTTCCCCCGTTGCTAAGTATAGGAGTGCTGAACATGAACCAACAATCGGAACTGTAGTTATAAAGTCTTTGAGCCATTTCATAATTTGTTTCTCCTCTGTAGGTCGATGAAAATACTGAAGCTCTAGCAAATGCCTCTTGTGCATGAGTTTCTTTTTCCCAGAAATACCTATCTTTTAATGTATCGATACTAAACTTATCTAATTTTTTTTCTTTATCGTAATCTATTATTATTCCTAAATAAGGTTTCTTTCCTATTTTATCTTCAGTCATTATTATCCTCTATTAAATATAAAGCTATTATAGCATAATGAATAATCTTTAACAAGTCTCCAGAATTTTTACCGTTCTTCTTGCCATACCTCATAGCATACTTCATTATATTACCAAGACAAAAACCCTCTCCATGTCCTGAATCTAATATCATATCTGTTGCTTGATACTTACCATGTGCATAGTGTTCATTGTAAGTTTTATCTATATGAAAGCTTATTGTTTCTAAAATTTTATCTTCGTTAAATTTATATTTTCTCGATTTTTTCATTTATCCATTCCTTCGGTAGTGTATCTTCACTATACCATTTAAAGTTATTAGTTTCAGCCCACTCTGCGTGGGTTCGTTTTGTTCCGTCTTTCCTTTTCTTTGCTTGAGGCATAGGAGCATAAGGTTTTTGAAACAAGAACATCAGTTCATAATCATCAGCCATAAAAGAAAGGGCTTTTCTAATCCAAATATATTTACTGTATTCAGCATAATCCCAGAACCTTCCTTTAGCTTCTAATAATATTATCTTGCCATCAATAGTTTTAATGAAGTCAGTCTGATATGTATGAGAGACAGTATATTCTATATTAGAAGTATGGTGTTCCCAATCTGTTAAAATTTCTTTATGTATATTATATTCCCACCTACTATCATAGCCTTTAGGAACATTAATCTTCTTAGGTCTAGGTTTTCTGGGCTTTCTTATAGGCATTATATTACTTCACAATTATAATTTTTAGCAAGTTTCCAATATTCTAATATACTATTGAACATTGATAAATGTTTTTGATGTGACTCTTTATCCCAGACGTGGCAAAGAATAAACCCTGTATTTTTTCTATCTACAAAGATAGACACTCTTTCAATATCATCAAACCCACACCCTTGTCCATAGGCTGATAGTTGCATACCATGTTCATCATATACTAATCTAGCTGGGTCTTTTCCTTCTAGGTTGTCTTTAGTTTTAAAGTCTATAAAGATTCCTGAGTTAGAATATAAATCTATCTTACCACCATACCCACTCTTAGCACAGAAGGAAGCTTCTGCTATCCAATCTTCATCAGGATATGTTTCATCTAACCATGCCTTAATAACCTTATAAGGCTTAGTTTTTCTCTTACCTAAGAATCCTCTCTCAATCATCGCATGAATCTTAGTGCCTTCTTTAGCTGCCTTCAATCCTATCTTCTTAGAGTCTTGTTTACACCTATAAGTAAATGATTCAATTGATTCACCCTCTTGCCTCTTTAATGAGAGAGCAGAATTTAAAGCCTGATTTATCTTCCAGTTTTCTAAAGATGGTTTAGCTATCATTCCCATAATAGTTGTTACGGAAGGAACTAAACCCAAAGATTTCGCATCTCTAAGATTTGTATTTCTTTCTTTTCCATTAGCACCTATGATTGTGTACATAGGTTCACCTTCATGTGTGTACCAATGTCCAGATTCAGACTTGAATTTATTATAGTTATCTTTTGTTTTCATATTAATTCCTTTTGATGTTCCGTTAAATAATTTATTGCCCTATCAAGTATATCCACATTATCTTTAAACCCACCCAAAGCTCTATTACAAGTATGACAAAGCCATCCTCTGAATGATTCGCTTTCGTGGCAATGATCAATTACCCAAGAACCGTTTTTCTTATTACCTAGTCCATTCACTTGGTCTTTTGTTCCTAAACAAATAGGACATACATGACCTTCTTCAGGCATACCATATTGAGTTTTTAATCTAGCCCTTACTTTACTCAATTCGTTGTTGCACTTCTTGCATTCAGGTCTTAAAAAATTACCTCCTGATGCAGGACTAAAGCTATCTAAAGGTAATTTATGATTACATTTAATACATATCTTTCCGTCTTCAAAGACTAAATCATTATGATCGTCTTCAAAAAATTCCATTTGTTTAGTGTGTTTCACTCCAGTTACTCCCTATTTTATATTCGCCAGTTAGAGGGCATCTCATATTGTAATGTTCTCCTGCCTTCTCAATACAGCCCACAGCTAACTGACCTACAAAATCTGCTATGTCTTCCCTTACTTCCATTTGCCATTCATCATGGATGTTAGCTACAAATCTAGCATCTAATGTTTGTAATTTTATTAAAGAATCTAACATGGCTAATGCTCTCTTCATTGCAATAGCACCTCCCCCTTGTAGTAAACTATTTAAAGAGGCGTGTTGGCTTCTAATAAATATTTTACGACCATCTAATCCTTTAAGGTATCCTCTTCTAGACGCTTGTTGCACTCTATCTTTAAGGAATTTAAGTGCAGGTAGATTATTGAGGAAGCGTCTTTTAAGCTCCGAGCCATACTTTCTGTTTCCTCCAGCAACCTTGCCAATCTTCGCATCTCCTGCTCCGTAGATGAGTGCATAGATAAATGTCTTAGCTTGATCTCTTGATTCAAGTCCTGCAAGTTTTTGGTTAGTTGTATGAATGTCTCCGTTGATAACTTCATTAATATACTCCTTATCATTCATGTAATGAGCCAACACTCTAAGCTCTAATCCACTAGCATCAATTCCTACAAGCTTATATCCTTCTGGTACAATCCAACAAGCCCTACATTCTTTACCGTAAGGACTCCCCATGTTAGGAACTTGAGCAAGGTTTGGACTACGATGTGACATTCTTCCAGTAATTGTACCATTAGATATCACACCACCATGAACTCTATTATCTTTTAACCCATCAATCCAAGATGTTATTTGAGCTATTCGTTTTTGATATAGTAAAAAATCAGCTATAAGTTTAGCTTCACGAATGTGTTCAATTTTTTTCAAAGTACCTTCATCAACGATGGGTTGACCAGTAGGAGTAAACCTTTCTGGTTTCCAACCGAAGTCTATTAGATACTCACCTATTTGTTTACGACTTCCAAGATTAAATTCTTGTAAAGACTTACGCATGAATGGTTCAAAGTTTTTAGTTTTAAAACATTTCTCATATTCATCATCTGTTAAACCTCGTTTAGATAACTCACCATCCTTTCTTATATAAGGGGTGACTATTTTTTCATCTACCCATTTGGGTTTAAATGTATCGTGTACCTCATCTTCTACAGCTATCATCTTTGATTTTAAAGTAGCGAGTAAGGTCATTGCTTGTTTGCTATCAAAATAAAATCCGTTATTCTCTTGATCCTTTATTACATCAGCAACTATATGTTCTAGTTGTATTGATTCTTCACTAAAAGTTTTACCTTCTTCCAGTAAGCTTTTGTATACTAGCTCATTAAGCTTTACATCTTGTATACAATAGTCTAACATCTCGGGGGTATATGAATCAAAGTCTTCAGGTTGTTCTTGTTTTGGAGACCCAACTCTATAGCCCCAAGTTTTTAAGCTATGCCCATTTTCTCTAATTGGATTGTAAAGTCTGGACATTACTAAAGTATCTTCTATTTCAGCTCGGAACACAGCACCATGTAATCTTTTTAAAGTGGGGATATCATATCCTATAATGTTGTGTCCTATTAATACTTCAGCAGTTTGTAAAAATTCTATACCTTCTTTAATTTGTGTGTTGTCAAACGTATGTATAGTACCATCTAATTCTTTAGCAACTATACACCACACAACAGTAGGTTTTAAACCGTCTGCCTCTATGTCAAATATAATTTTAGAACGGGATAAGTTCGTCTTCATTGTCAAATGTCTCCTCTTCTGATATCTCAGATAATCTACCTGTATCAGTATTATATGTTAAACTACACGCTAATCCAGTATCTCCTGTATACCTAGACTTTAATACTCTTACTCTAGTTATGTTAGCTTCTTTTGGATTCTTAGCCTGTTGATTTCTTTCCAAAGCAATTACACAATCAGATAGTTGTGCTATTCCTTGTGAACCTTTAAGGTGAGAAAGAGAAACTTCAATGCCTTGCTCGTGTCCTTTATCACCTGCTGCTCTTCTTAAATGAGAGACAAGCACCAAGCCTACACCTGTTTCTTCTACTAAACTCCTAAGTCTATTCATTAATAGATCAATACCTCTACGTTCATCCCCTTCTGAGATAACATTAACAAGCATGTGTAAGTGATCTACTATTACCCACTTACATTCACAACCTACTATAATATATCTAAGTTTTGAAAATATCTCATCAATATCTGTAGCTCCTAAATGAGCATGAATAAATACTCTACCTGATGGTATAGCCTTATCAAATAAAGTGAGTAAGTCTTCTTCTGTATATTTGTTTCGTTTTTCTGTCAGATAAATTCTATCGTTTGCTTGTATAGATAAGATTCCATCTGCAGTTCGTAACCAGTTTTCTTCAAGAGCCACAATACCTACGTTATCATTAGTATTTTTAATAAGCCAATGCTCTAACTCTCTAGTAACTGAAGACTTGCCTAGTCCTGTACCACCTGTAAGGGTTACGAGTTCTCCTTTACGCATTCCATAAAGCTTTTTATTAAGCCCATCCCAAGGATAAGCAACACTCTCTTTTACTTCTCTGTTTAACCAATCATCTTTCTGACTGGAAAGTTCTAAAATTCCTGATGGTGTGTATGTTTTAGATTCCCACCATGAGCTTGTAAACTCTTGGAATTTTTTATTACGAAGCATATCATTAGCATCTTTATACCCGTTAGGGAATGACATTATTTTAGTCTTGCCCGGTTTTAATATACGAGCTACTGCTTTTGCAGCATCTTTACCTGCTCTATCGTTATCAAAACATAAGACTACATTATCAAATGATTCTACAAATTCAATGCTCTCTCTTATATCTTTAACTGCTGATGATGCTCCTCGTTTAACTGATACGACTGCCCACTTACCTTGAAATAATTCATGGACTGCCATAGCATCACACTCACCTTCAGTAATAGTAAGATATTTGCCACCAGTATTTCTATAAAGTTGTTCACCAAACAGTCCTGTTCCTTCAAACGAACCATTACAGGCAAAGTTTTTACTATCTACATATCTTATTTTAGTTCCTACTATCTCTCCACCATTAAAGAATGGATAGATGTGTTGAGTAACCTTACCATTTCTATCAGTAACCACTTTCACTCCAAACTTTGTGGCTGTCTGTTGTGATATACCTCTATCAGTAAGCTCTCCGTAAGCACCAGTATAAGAACTTACAAAACTTTCTGTTGGTTGTTTAGTTTCTACAACACTTCCTGTTGAAGATTCTTCATAGTCAGGGAAGAAACTTTCACAACTGAAACATTTAGCAGACCCGTTAGCGTTTAACGATACGGGATCAGAACCCCCACATTTAGGGCAGGGTAGTTTGTGTTTAATAAATTTAGTTTGTTCTTGTTGCATTCTATCTCCATTTTAAGAAAAAAAAACGAGGCGTTGTATATGGATTGTTCCTTTAAGCTCCATCCAAGTAGTAGAGCACCTCATTAAGATTATGATTTAGCTAGACTCTTCAGTAGTATCTTCCTCTGCTACTACTTCAGCTTCTTCTACATCATCAGGGTTTTCGATTTCTACTAAAGCTTCTGGAGTTTCTTTTAAAAGATTCTCTAGGTTGCTTCGGTGAGTAGAACTTGCGAATTGTAAAGCTTCTATAAGAGTTTCTAAGTTTCCAACCTTAGAAATAGTTACAGTTGCTCCACGTTT